GTTTAAGTGATTGTTGTAGAAAATTATGTCCTCGTTGTAAAGGACATGACGGGAACGGCTGTTTGAAAGCCAACGCTAAAATCGTCTCCCGCCGAGACGAAAACGTTAAAAATGGGGGGGATATCACCAATGACAGGATCATCCCAAACGCAACTAAAATTGACAACTGGGTGATACGAAAGAGCAGTATCAGCACCAATGACTGAAATTCTGTTATTGTGAAAGTAGGGAACCATAATTTCATGTACGGGATTTATGTCAAGGTAAGTAACATGAATTGCGCCTGAAACAATATTGAGAGCAGTGGGATATACATCAGCAATGGCAGCAGTAGTGGGCCTTATGGCAGAAAAGACACGAACATTTGGTAAGGGAATACCAGAAGCTCTGGTTCCCCTAGACCCAGTGAAGACTTTATACCTAACTGAACCACGTGAAAAACGAAAGGAGCTACAAATGAGCCAGAAAACATTAGTACTGCTATTGTTTCCGACATAAGATGGATCGACGGTTATAGCACCGCCAGCAGTAAGGACATTCCAAGTGAAGAGATAGGTAGGACGAAGCAGGGCTTGTTTAAAGCTCGTAAATGCTTCTCCAATCGTTTCAGTCTCAGATTGGTAGGAAGTTGGAGGAACTTCAAGGAAGGAAAGAGCTTTCCCAAGGCCTTCGCGAGCGCCAAAAGCCGGTATAGCCGTCAAACTGGTCGTAGGCTTAGCACTGGTTTCAACCCCAGCGCCAGTCTTTGTCGCTGGCTCAGCAGCGGAGTGACACTCTAAAACCTCGAAATCAGGCTCTTCTTCTTCCTTATCTTTAAGGGCAGCGTGCTTCAATTTCGAAGCACGGCGAGCCAACTCACTGGTCTCAAATTCAAGAGCAGGGCCGTAAGTTGGCAGGGCATTATTATCGCAGAACCAAGCAGGAGCAAAGTCGGGTCCACACGCTTGCCAAACGTTAATGCGAATCGTTGAGGGCAAATTTGGTATGGTTTTCAAAGGGGAAACCACACGTAAGGCGATCGTTCCCAATTTATCGGGGTAAGTGAGCCAGGGTGTTGAGTTAACGAAGGGCACACGAAATACGATCTCCGTATTGGTTCGAACGTCGAGAATTTTGCGTAGGATTGGGACGTAGCTAGGTGAATATACATTTCCTGAAGTGTATTCGAAAGCAAGACGACCACTGTAAAACGCATTCTTAACGAACGAAAAACGGACAATAATGGAGCCACGCCAATAGGCAGAAATAGCACGACACAAGGAAGCCGGAATATCGACGTGGTTGAGAGAAACAGCAAAGGTAGCAACGACATCATCAACAGCAGAAGACGTAGAATAGTCTATCGTTTGGATGAATGCCATTTTAGCACAAAATCTGTTGATTATCATAGCATCTTCGGTCGTGGCGAAGAACTGTGGATCAACGACTACAGCGTTTTGCGGTTCGAGAGCTAGACACACGGACGTGTCGGTACTATTGGTATTACAGAATCCAAAAGCGGGGGTATTGCTTATGGTGTAATGGGGAACGAGATTCTGGGGCTTTGAGTAGCCAAATGAAGCGGCTGTGCGACTGGACAAGTTAGCAAACCAAGAAAGAGCTCGAGCGAAAGGCCCAAGATCAGGGACATCTTGAAACCAGGAAGACACGCGAGCAACAGTGGCTAGAGAACTGGATATGACACCAGTACGAGCTCTATCTTCTCCTTCATCAGCACTCATGGCAGTAGGGTAGGGACCAGGAATGCCGGCATCGACGTCAGTGAACCACTCGTAGATGGACAATTCACAAGTTTCTCCTGAATCAACTCCTGTGAGGGAATTCATAAGGTAACCCTTGACAACTCCAAAATTTTGGAAATCAGTCTGTTGATCCAAATATTCGTATGGAGAAATGAAGGGAACTACGAATTCAACGGAGGTGCCAGTTCCGAAATCCATTTCGATTCCGGGAAATTGAGAACGGCGGGTCAATGAGGGATTGATTCCGTCGTACTTCTGTTGAGGGTAAGGATTAAAATATATCCATAAACGTCCTTGAGCGTAAACGGAAGCGTTGCAAACAACGCGAAAATGAACATTGGCGCGGAAAAACCTAAAATTCCGCAATTTACATTCGACCATCTGAGTGTAAGCAACTCCAGGTACAGATTCAGTAAAAACTTCACCTGTAGAGGAAGTGGTGAGGGTTACACTATCTATTAACTGGGGGCGAGCTAAATGATCAGGAATGGAATGAACCTTAGATTCCAAATAAGTTGCTGGCTTGGCATGAGTAATTGGATCAGGCATGATGGTATTCAAACCAGAAGCGTCTAAGAACTGGGTGGTTTGTTGTGAATCCAGTTGGGTACCTAAGTACTCGCTTACAGAGTCGTACATACTTTGAGTCGCTGCACGTGCGGCTGGGGATGTTTTTTTGCATTTGATTGGCAGTAAAGGGTAACAAGGCGTTCAGGGCATAATTACTAATAGCCCTTGACTCCCACTGGCGAAATAGCCTTTCTTATTTCATCCATGGCACACATTTCGCAATAGGCTTTTGGCCTCCATGGAACGCTGAGATTCGCGAAAATACAATCACAGTGATAACTGTATTGACCATTCTCATACGCGGTTATTTGATTGTTCACAATCATAGGGTAACATTGTTCACAATGATGGGGCTAGTTTAAAGTCATTCCAGACTAGAAATCATAATCAACAGAGTCACTCTCAAGGACGAGACGTCTCTGCGTATCCCACATATATTTAGTGGGCAAATTTGGGACTTGTCGGGAATGTTTCATCGCACGTACCACGGCATTGGTGTACTTATCATAGTAAGACTTCGGATGAAGAGAGGCCTCGCGAAAGGCACTAGAGACGATCATTGGAAAGGTTTCATTGGTTGTTGCATTCTTTCTAACCCAATGAACCATATCCTCAATCGTGAGCTTATCTATGGGGCATATCCAACGTCCTTGCTCATGGACGAAAGATCTCTTAAGGAAAGTGACTTCAGTTATCAACCTCGTCGGTTTGGTGTTAGCGTCTTTGTCCTCGCTGGTTAGGGTCATGCCGAGCTTAGCAAAAGCTTTAGCCTGGGCGTCGTGATTGAAATATTGTATGGCTAGATCAGACATATTATCCATATTGTCATCACCGTATGCTATACTATAAATGTGCGTATCAAACGCATAGCGTAATTCGGCTGGAACAGTGATCTTCCAGGCCATCCTTTTCGCAGATAAAACATAAATAGAATTCACTATAGCAGTTATAGGGTTACCCGATGGCAAGCCGTGGGACCAATAAAAAACAAAATTCCTAACTATGTGAGCAGCATCTGTGATGTGGGACCATATGACGCGCCTAATAGTTTCATTTTCAGCGTCATCAAACCACTCTATGATATTTTCTCCAATGCACCACAAAACAAACCGTTGCAGCGATGCATCAAATGACTTGAAGTCACTCGCAGTGACGCGCGTTCCTTTACTTTGCATAAAGTGGACTAATTGCTCCCACTCTTGGTAAACATTCATACCGACGGCAACACCATTTTTAATTCGTTCATTCATAACATGCGTTATAAAGGGCATGAAGTACTTGCGGAAAACAATAAGGAAGGCTAAAGGTGATGCAGAGAACAAGCGGGTTTTCCCTTCCTTAACTCTATCAGGTGGTCGCCTCTCATCTTTGAGCGTTTCGATAAATATAGCCTCGACGCGTCGGTTTGCACGCGCCTCTGACTCGATGAAGGCTATCTCAGCTTCAAGATCATCGGAAATGAACCACTCATTATCTCTACCTAGATCCTTGTACTTTCCCTGACCATAATCCTTTTGCTGACTTTTGGGATAGCCAGCGGATTTTGATCTATCCACGCCAGCGAATATCCCTTCTATACCCTGTGCAGCTTCTAGATTGGTTAACACACGCTTACCGAGCGTTTTATGAGCACCTTGAAATTTGGAGAACACTTCTTCAACGCTCTCCTTCACCAGGGATTCAGGTATATACACGTTCGGAGTGGCGTTCTTTTCAAGAGCTAACTCAAGCGGGTAAACTTTCTTTTCGCCGTCTGAGAATACCTTGAGCTTAGCTGGGAACTTATGCGGGCCAAGTTTTTCACCATCAGCTTCTACCATGCCATGTATAGGAGACTTAGTTATGGCGGAATCAACAATGGCAACCCGGAAGGGAACCGTACCTTCAACGGTATACTCAGTGGGGAGAGTGTTCGGAGTAGGTGCTACGCAGTAATCTTGTTTTTGATCTATGAAGACAACATCACAGGCAACAATTGGAGTTAAATTTGGTATGGTACCCTTAGCTATCAAGTAAGCGCTATCAAACCCGTTTAGAGCATTGGTGATAAGTTCGGAAGTGATCGTGCAACCGTAACCAAGGCCGCGTTTTTCATAACCTGCGAGATGTATACCAAATATCTTCTTCTGGACAGCATTATGATCTGCAACTATAAGGCCGCCGCAATCTCCCTTGAGAATTGGAGCCGCATAAGATAAGTGACCATCCAAGACTACTTTCTTAGTCTTAGTGTTATACTGTAATACTCTTTGTTGAACGGAGAAATTATCAGCATGAATGGCAACAGCAACGGGAATTTGCTGTAGATCTTCGCGTAGGCCTAGAAAGAGGGATGGACATGACGTAGTTCTACACAACTCCTCCTCAGTAATAAAATTGTTGGTAATGTCTCTATGCATTCTCATAGTTGGGATCGCGAACATAATCAAGTCACGCTCATAACACGTCTTGTTGTTAACTACGTGTAAAGCTTCAAGGGGGAGCCACGAGGCAACTAGGACACCAGCTTTTCGGAGCCGGCACCCACCCCCTTTGACAATGTCTTCATACCCGTGGGCAAACATCATTGCAACATTTCCCTTAAGAAAAACGAGGTTACCGATTCGATATTCACTATGCTGACCTAGAACATAAACGCTATACATGTTAGACGTAAGGGAGGAGAAGAGATCTTGCGTGTTCTTTAGCATGTGTGTTTCGGTGGCTTCGGCACTATGTGGTGTGGGTCTACCAGAATTACCCCATATAATATCATCACATTCTCTCTCCATGGCGGCATTGTCTGCACGCCAGTCGGGATAGTGGAAACGATCTGACTTGTTTCGACCTTTGGGATCTTTGAGATAAGGGTCTATGGGTGCACCACCCTGGGCTCTAGTAGTATCTTTTGATGGACTCATAAGCCAGGCAGCCAAAGCTACGGCTCCGGCCAGTGTAAGGGCCATTCCAACCATACCCAACCATCTAAAGGGCATGGCGTAACATTTAAACCATTCAGCAACTGGGGGAGATACTTGATAGGCCAGAACATATTTAGCGTGAATTTTAGCGAAGGCAGTTGCCCCCATATTCTTTTTCAAGAGAGCATAATCCACAATCGTGTCACGAACGCTACGCATGCGTGAGGAAAATGAAACAGAGGGACTGTCTTCAATGTCATCACGCATACACGTAAAAAGAGATCCGGCATCTTCTAAGATATCTTTGATGTCTGCATGCTCAAAGCCTTCTTCACTATCTTCAGCATCATCTGGCTCATCTTCTTCCTCCTTTTCTTTTCCTTGACTAACACCGGGAACAAATGGTGCGGCTTGAGGAGACAACATGGTCGAGACAGAAGAATTAGTGTAAGGATGAGAACTCAACCAGTCACTGAGGACGGTAGACGCCTTATCTATTTTGTGGGACATATCGCGCATTTGTAGCTGTTTCATCTCTTGGAGTTTGTGGGCCAATTGCATGTATCCAGCCACACTGACAACGTCTCCGACCTTGATACGCAATGCTTGCTTTGCGTAATCATTCAATTTAGTGATACGGAAACGCATGGCCTTAAGAGAGACGGCATAGTCGGAACAAGGTTTAAAATACTTGACATCTTTTTGATGAGGATGGTTGAGTTCAATAGCACCAGGGTGGGCTCGATAGAATATTTCAGACATAATGTCGATACGTCTTTCCATAGCATCAGGACAAATGAGAGAAACAGCTGGAGCGAGCTTGTTAACAGTGCCTATAACTATGGGTGATGTGAAAAAAGTGGAAGCTTTTTCAGAAACCCCAGCCATATTTAGGGGGACCGTGGCATCAGTATATATTTCCATCAAGTTACGATAATTGGGATTGGGATTACTAGTGGAGTCAATAACCATACCAAAATCATCAAAAAAGCAACAAAACTGGTTTTTATAACCCGACCAGTAGTCAGAATCTGATTGTCGGCGATAAATCTCATCATCGACATTAGTATATTCTCTTCCACTTTGCTTCAAAAGCGTCTGGGTAAGTAGCTTGACGAATGTGGACTTGCCAACTCCAGGTAAACCTTCGAAGAAATGAGTGCAGGGTTCAGGATGTGTTTGCCTATCGTAATCGAAGCCTATTTCGGCCAAGGTTTTAAAAACGAGATTAAGGGCTATAACACGCCTCTCTATCATCTCATTTGCTGTTTTGACTTCAGGGCGAGCGTTAACGACGGCGTATTTTTGTCTTACCGCATATAAACGGGCCGAGGCAGCTATGACTTCTTGATGATAACCCATTTGTTTGCGGCGGCGGAGAACGGTATCAGGTTCAACTAGTTTATCAACGTCTTGGAGCAACCGTTCAACCTCCATACGCATGGTAGGACACATTAAATCCATTCGCGGGACTCCAGTAACAAAGGCTACCATGTCTAGAACGTAATCTTTCAAAAACTTGTCATAAAAGTTATGCAAAGTAGTAGCATGTCGGGCAAAATCGGAACATTTGGTGAACATGGATCCGAATCGTACAATTTGCAATGTTGCATTGGTCTTGACACCGAAAACGAGATCCATGAGGGAATGGAATGCCATGAAGGCATCTTTTGGATCACCCATATGAGCCTCAAGGGGTTCGTCTCCAAAATTGTAGCCAAATTCTTCAAGTTCATCCGACGAAAATAAACCCATCTTGAACACATCACGGCCAAGCCATTTGAACAATCCAAAGAGCATGTTCACGATTACGGCAGCCTCACTATAAAAAATACAAGTAAGACGAGTGATCATGAAGCCAAATGAGACTTTCGAAGGGGTTGTTATGAACTGTGCCAATTCGGCAATAACATACGTAAGACGCGAGATGATTTCTATCAGCTTATTTTTGAGGTTCTCATATACATCGGCAGCTATCTCTTTGGATGAAATCGCGGCCTTTAAGGTGGAACATAAGAAAGATAAGTTCCTAGCAGCGGCGCGAAGGTCATCATAGGTATCAACGACCTTTTCCTTAATGGAAGAAGAAAAGTCAGTGACCTTATTAGCTATAGTTGTGAAAATGGAACTAGGACGGTCATCGTCATCGTCGGCGAGGAGCGAAGCCCCCTCCTTATCGGAGGGGGGATGGGGTTCAACACCACTATGGGCTTCTAAGTCATCGCAATCATCTTGTTGATGTTGACCTAAATATAAATTGCGATAAGCTTTTTGATGGGTGAGGAGATGTTGATGGATTCTATCGGCCACCACAACTCTCCAACCAGCAACATGATCTCTAACCTTGGGCTCTTTAAGTAAAGGCGTGGGACAAATCATGAACAAAGAACTATTGTCTACCTTAATTTCCATAAATTTCTTGGATTTAAGAAGGTTTTCCAAGTGGAAATCCGCGTTTATAAGGGCAGCATAGAAGAAGTGAGACATAAAGTCAATATCACCTCTAAAGACTGCGAAACGCAAACTTCTCACGGGAGTGAGAGCCATCTCAATTTTGGGCTTGAGTACCCAGGGCACTGACACTCTATCTTGTCTACGGCGAGTGCCAGTGTGTGCTTCAGGGAGGGAAAGCCAGTTCGGGTCCAGGTGATCCGGATTCCATGACTGAAACGTGGGTGTGTACACCATCTTATATAGGATGTCACAATTGTTCGTATTGAACCATTTAGGGGTACAATACATGGTAGAATAAGATTCGGCCAAAAGGTGAAGAGCTTTAAAGGAAACTGTAATATCACCGGTGACTACATTAAAGTCAACATCGACCAAACCAAGGACTTGTACCATAAGGAACGCGGCGCAATGGGTGCATTTTCCATTTGCGCGGAAGGTGAATGCATTCAACTGACATTCAATATCAGGTTCTGGGGAAACCTCCAGAAAAAGG